TTGGTTGGGATCCTACCGGTAAAAAAGAAATTGATCAAGCATTTGATCCTGAAAATCAAAGAAACGCATTTCAGCCAGATCCTAAATTTAGAAATAATACTATCGCAGTAGAAAGTTTTATTAAAAAATTAAAATCTAAAGATAACAAACGTGTTTCTATAATAACAGAATCTTTAAAATCTAATGATATAAAGAATAATGATCCGGATTCGGGTACGATGTTAGATGAAAACAATATTTTATAATTACAAACATATTTATATTTAAAATAAGGCAACGTATAACACATGAAGAAACTAAAACATTCAAAATATAAAAATACCGGTATATTGTTTGAAATGTTGGTTAGAAAATTAACTTCGGAAACATTGTCATCGAATAAATCAGTTACTATCGATATTATCAAAAAATACTTTGGACGAAATACCGAATTATCTAAAGAATTGCAATTGTATAATGCACTAGTTAAAGAACAATTTCGAAGTGAAGCTCAAGCTTTAGATTATATACGAACTGTAAAATCTACATACGATAAATTAAATCAAACCGTATTAAAACGTCAAAGATATAATTTAGTAAAAGAAATTTCAGAAAAGTTTGTATTTTCGGATATAGCTAAAATGCATATAAATAATTACAAAGTTTTAGCATCTATCAATATGATATTCGAACACGATGAGACGGATAATCCAAAACAATTATTGGAATGTAAAAATGCAATAATTGAACATGGTTTAATAACAGAACGCGTTCAATCTAAAAAAGATCCGATATTAGAAACATACGAATCTCAACCAAAAGAATTAAGATTATTAGCATATAAGTTGTTAGTAGATAAATTTAATCAAAAATATTCTGGATTAAATGAATCTCAAAAACAATTACTTAATAAGTATATAACGCACGTTAATGACACAACCGCATTACGAGAATATGTACAAAAAATTATTCCGGGTATTAAAAAAGATTTAGCATCTCAAGCAAACATAGTGACGGATCCAGTAACTAAAATTAAAGTAGCTAAATTGTCAGAAATGTTATGTAATGTAGAATCTTTAAAAATGATAAAAGAATCACATATTTTATCATTACTACGTTATTTTGATTTAGTTAAAGAACTAAAGGAGATTCACGCATGAGATCATTTCTTAAAGAAATAGAAGATAAGTTTTTAGAATTAGAATCTGAATTATCGGATACTGATTATGATCGCGATGGCGAAATAGAATCTCCAGAAGCAGAATATAAAGGTTCTCGAGATCGTGCAATAAAAACGGCAATGCATGATGAAGATGAATTGGATGAAATTTCCGCAACCAATGCAGCTGCAGGATATAATACGCCTGCCGCATTTGCTAAACCTGGAAAATGGCGCGGAAAAAAAGTTAGATATGAATCAGTAAATACTCCTCCTACATATAAATTTGATCCTTTTAAAGATAACGATCAATATCAAAAACCGGAATCCGAAGAAGAACAATATAATTCAAAATTTCCATTTTCACTTGACGATTCAGATTGGCAACATGCAAAATATGAATATCCGTCTGTAGATTTATCGACAAAAGGAAAAGGTACTGCTAACAAACATAAACATATGGTTGAAGATGCTATGGAACGTAAATATGAACAACTTATAGAAGGATATCGCGATTTTAAATCTGGAGATGTACAACCTTCTCGTAAAGTTAAAGAAAGCATACGAGAAATTGCAAAACGGCTACGAGAGATTGAAACTATAGTAAATTATAGTAGTAAATTTAAAAATGAAGCGGGAGTAACATCTGATGCATACGGCCCATCGACAACAAAAGCATTGCAAGAAATATCAAAACGTTTAATTAAAATATCAGAACGAGTAAGAGCATTAGGGGAATAATATGTCAAAACAACTAATTGTAGAATATATGCCATTTAAACCGGTTGGTTCTTTAACAGAATCAAATGGTGCTGCATATGGAATACCTGGTGGTTTTGTAGTACAAGGAGTTTTACAGAGAGCAGGAGCCAAAAATCAAAACGGAAGAATATATCCTAAAAATATATTGCATAGAGAATGCCAACGATATCAAAAAGAATATATCGATCAACATAGGGCATTAGGCGAATTAGATCATCCAGAATCTTCGGTAGTAAATTTAAATAATGTATCGCACAATGTTTTAAAAATTTGGTGGAATGGCGATGATTTACATGGTTCTGTACAAGTACTCGATACGCCATCCGGTAAAATTCTTAAAGAATTATTTCGTGCTGGTATTACCTTAGGTATTTCATCGCGAGGATTAGGATCAGTAAAAGAATTACGAAATGAAAGTGCGGTAGAAGTACAAGAAGATTTCGAATTGATTTGTTGGGATTTCGTATCGAATCCGTCAACTCATGGTGCTTTTATGCGACCAACTTCAATGAACGAATCAGTAAATAAAAATACAACAACTAATAAATACGCAAATGTTAATAACATTATCACATCTATATTGTGTGAAGATGGAAAATGTAGGATATAATATGAATACACCGAATTTAAAAAGAATTTTAGAAATGATGACTGGCGAAGAAGAAGTATCATTAACAAAAGAAGAAAAGCGCCAGTTTATGCAAGATGTAGCAAATTTTTCTGCATTAGGTGAATCGGTATATGGAAGTGGAAAACTAAAAGATTTAACGGAACGCGTACGTGGTATCGTTGACAAAGCACAACGAATAATGACCGAAGATAAAGACTGGTTTGATAATGTAACTGTAAGTCGTCATGCGAAAGGTTTAACGGAAGCTTTTAAAGTATTTGAAGCTACTTCTAAAGAAATAAACCAATTACAGCAACGATTAGAAGCTGCATATGAAGATATCGGTTCGCATCTTGGAAAATATTACGAGGTTGGATAATTCAATTTATTTATATATTATAAGGTAACAGATAAATGAATAAATTAAAAAAAATATATAGAGATTTTTTCGGATTGAATGAACAAACTGTAGCTAAGAAACACAATCCGGCTGATGGCGGTAATGTAAAAATTACAGAAGATGATGATCTAGACGAAGCTACTTTAGATAATAGTATTACAGAATATCAAGGAGGAGTACAATGGATTGTAACAGATCCTGCTACTGCTAAACATGTAATGGCTGATATTAGTTCATGGGCAACTAAAAAAGGATTTACTATTATTAAAAGAAAAATATCTAAGTCTGGAAAAGTTGGATACATCTATTTTAGAATGGGAGAAGATCCTGCAAAAGAATCTCAAAGAATTCAAGGATATGTTTCACAAACGCCAGAAATACATAGATTTCGTTTTAAAGTTTTAGGACAATAAATAAACATATATGAATAAAAAACAAAAACAACATCAACAAATTGTACCAGGTAATTCAATGGCAGTTAATGTAGTTGGAACTACAAGAGAAGATTTAGGTTATGCACTTAAAACATGGAAACGTAAAGTAAAGTCTTCGGGAGTATTAGAACAAGTTAAACAGCGAAAAGAATACACAAAGCCAGGAGTTGTTAAACGAAAACAATTACAGCGAGCCGAATTTTTACAATTTGTACGAGATCAAAATTTTAATTGATTTTTAAGGTCCTAACGTTAGTTGGGACTTTTTTACTGTTTTTTCATTCGTGCTTATATTTATTTTAGAATACGCTATTTCTCAATATAGCGTCTATAACGTATATAAAAAATATTCTATTAAGATTTCAAATAATCTTATTTCCAAAAAACAAATTTAAGGAGTAAAATGGCAAAATCAGATTTGCTAAAAGAAGCAATTGCCGATGCACGTGCCGTAAAAGAAACAGCATTAGCAAACGCAAAAATCGCTCTTCAAGAAGCATTCATGCCTAGGGTTGAAAGAATGTTAAACAGTAAATTGCAAATGGAAATCGACGGTGAAGAAGAAATTGCACCGGAAGATGATATGGCAATGGATGCTGAGGCAGACTTAGAAGCTGGTGCAGAAGTTGAAGGAGGAGACGATTTTAATTGGGTAGATAACGATCTATCTGCAGAAGTAGGCGGAAACACTTATGATTTCGAAGTTGGTATGGCTGGCGACGAAGAAATGGGTGCCGAAGAAGAAATGGGTGCTGAAGAAATGCCAGTAGAAGAACCTGCATCAGATGAGTACGGTGACATGGAAGAAGATTTAAATCTTGAAGCAATTATTCGAGAATTAGAAGAAACCATGCCAGAAGACGAAATGACTGAAGGTGAAGATATGATGGCAGAACCAGAAGGCGGCATTAAAACTGAAGGCGACTACATGCCGGCAGACGACGAAATTTCTGAAGAAGAAATGGATATCGATGAAATTATCGAATCAATTCTTCGCGAAGAAGAAGACGCGGCAGAGCCTGCAATGGATAAAGAAGAAGAAATGGCAGAAGCAATTGAAGCTAAAGAAAAAGAACTCGAAGAAGCATATCGTACAGTTCGTCATCTTAAAAGCATCATTAATGAAGTTAATCTTTTAAACGCAAAACTTCTTTATACAAACAAATTGTTCCGTAATTTTGAGTTAACTGAAGGTCAAAAAATGAAAGTAATTGAAAACTTTGATCGTGCAGGTAATACAAGAGAAGTAAAATTAGTATTTAGTACGTTGGCTGAGTCATTCAATCGTCCAACTAAAAAACGAGTTGTTAAAGAATCATATGCATCAAAACCAGTTGCAACTACAGCACCAAAAGCTGCATCAACTCAAGTTTTATCTGAAGGATTTGAATTAGCTAACCGTTGGAAAAAATTAGCAGGATTGCTATAACAATTAAAAAAGAAAAGGAAACAAAAAAATGAGTATTTCAAATTTATTGCAAACTAACGATTTTGTACAAAGAAATCAAGCAAAAGCGTTAGCTTCAAAATGGGAAAAGACCGGACTATTAGAAGGTCTTAAGGGTGAAACCGAAAAAGCAGGTATGGCCCAATTGCTTGAAAACCAAGCACGACAATTAGTAAAAGAAGCTTCATCTACAGGTATCGCAGCAGGTTCTGAAGAATGGGCTGGTGTAGCACTTCCATTGGTACGTCGTATCTTTGCTGAATTTGCTGCAAAAGAATTCGTTTCAGTTCAACCAATGAACTTACCATCAGGACTTATTTTCTATCTAGATTTTAAATATGGTACAGCTCAGCCTGGATTTGATAATGATAACTTGAATAGAACAGGTGATCCATTTGGAAATCCTAATGCATTAGATTCAATGTTCGGTGTTACTACAACTGGATCTGACGCAGCAGGAGGTCTTTATGGTGCAGGTCGTTTTGGATATTCAATTCATAACGTTAATTCAACAGTATCTGCAGCAACCGGTTCTGCACCATCGTCTGCATCTGTAAATTTTGATTCAGATTTTACGACTGGATTGGCAAATTATAAAGTTGTTACAGTTAATGTACCAACAGATGCTGATTTATATGCAGTTCGTGCATTTACACTTAGTTCAGGTTCTGCTAATACAGAAATCATCCCAGTACAAGCTTTCTCAACAATTACTAGCAACTATACTGCGTCATTCATTGTAACTACCGCACAAGCAACTGCAATTCAAACTTCAATTAGTGCATCTAATTTCAAATTGAATTATAGCAAACAACCTACTGATATTACCAGAGGTGATTTTGAAGATTCTAATCCATTTAAAGGTTCTTCTGCAAATACAGGTATTAATACCGGTGTTGATATTGATATTCCAGAAGTTAACCTTGAAATGCAATCAGAGCCAATCGTTGCTAAAACTCGTAAGTTGAAAGCAGTATGGACTCCAGAATTTGCTCAAGATCTTAACGCTTACCACTCAATTGATGCTGAAGCTGAATTGACTTCAATGCTTTCTGAGTATGTATCAATGGAAATCGATTTAGAAATCCTTGATATGTTGATTTCAGCAGCTCC